ACGGCCTGCCGGAATACCTCAGCGCGCTTAACTCCGCCTGGCTGAATGAGGCGGCAACGCTGTTCCGCCGCAAGTATTATCAGAACGGCGCGCACGCCGGTTACATCCTGTATATGACCGACGCGGCACAGAGCAGCAGCGACGTTGACCGGATGCGCCAGGCGATGCGCGACACGAAAGGGATTGGCAACTTCCGTAACCTGTTTATGTACGCACCGAACGGTAAGCCGGACGGCATCAAGATTCTTCCGCTCAGCGAGGTCGCGACGAAAGACGATTTCTTTAATATCAAGAAAGCCAGCCGTGACGACCTCTTAAGCGCGCACCGCGTGCCGCCGCAGATGATGGGGATTATCCCTGACAACTCCGGCGGATTTGGGGATGCGGTGAAGGCCGCGCAAGTGTTTGTGCGTAATGAACTCACACCGCTGCAGGAGAGGATGAAGGAGCTAAATCAATGGTTAGGGACAGAAGTTTTATCGTTTAGCCCTTACGAGTTAACTTAGTTACAAAGGGTAATTATGCTTAAGCTGCTCCACCTTGACCAGTTTGAGGTGGTGTAGTGTTCGCAGCAGCAGACATAGCCGCTTGTATTGCAGTAGCTGTAAATAGTGTTTGTGAACCACTGCCATTGTGATCGAAGACGGAAATTTCAGTAATCCTGCCAGATGTGACTCTGTGAAAAAAATCGACAAAAAACTGAGGGTCATCACTTACAGCAGTTACGCTAACAATAAAACCTTTAATATTCTCAATAAAATAATTCGCCGAAGCTGCTTGCACAGCATTCATAAAGGCATTGCCACCAGAAACTGGTCTTTTAAATACAATATAAGCAATCTTCAACTTAAAGAAATCTGCTCTTTTCATCGAAGTAAATTTTAGAGAGAAATGATAAAGAGTTACAATTCCCTCGTGAATTTTATTGCGAATATCCAGCTTATCAACCCTTCTTGGGTTACCTTCTTTAAACTCAACAAAGTAAAGAATGTCATTATGTAAAAACAATGCATCAGGTGATTTTTCATTACCATCAAAGCTGTATGCATTGGAACAGTTTTTTACTTCATCAAAGCTTAGTGCTAATTCAGGAGATACAATAAAGTCTCGAGCTCCGATTGTATTGCGACTAATTGTAGTTAACGGCAATACTTCGCTCGGATAGTTAGCACAAAGAGCATTATAAAGAACTGCCTCATTAGATAACTGCGGCATCTGACTCATCTGATTACTCCATGTCATCAAAATTAGATTCAGAGAAAATATCATCAACTGATTTTTTATTTAGTTCATGCATAGGTGCTGCCAATAAGTCTATTGCGTATGAAATGTTTTCTGAAATATCCGAAAACTCAGAAAACTTCACTCCATCTTTTTTATGAGCCAGATAAAATTGATGTTTAATTTTTTTCTTGACACTAAACTCTTTCAACGCATGTACAATATATGGGCTATGAGTGGTGACTATTAGGTCAACACCGCAACTCACTAATGCCGTTACAATTTCACAATAAACGACCTGCCATTTAGGATGAAGATTTACCTCTGGCTCATCCAAAAGCAACAGGCTGTTTTTCTTAGTATTGCCTCCTTTAATTAGGAGATCGAGCATGCCAATAGCTTTTATACCAGAAGCAATGTTTGTTGAGGATATAGAAATTCCATCTCTATTAAAGACAAAATCTTTTTTATCAACATCGTAATCTACACTACCATCCAACAAACCATTAATTTTTTTAGATAGCACTGCCATTTCTGAATCATCGAGAAACATTTCGAACTCAAAAAACCCGTACATCGAATCACTTAATTTTGATGACAAGTCTTTTAAATGCAAAGGGACGGATAGTCTATTAGATGATGTATCATCGAAAAGAGTTTTAGATGTCCTTACCATATTATTAAACTGGATAATAGCAGGGGAATCTACATAAGTAGCATCGCTGAAGCCTAGGTCCTCATTAGCTTGATACCTGATGGAACCGTCTCTGTTTAAACTGATATCAATAATATCACTTGCACCATCTTTAATAGATATGGTTGCAGCATTTTGAACATCAGAGCCTTTCTGTAATATTTCATTTTTGAACTCAGAATAAAATGCTTTCTTAATCGCACGATTAATGGCACCTTTTTTATCTTCCGGCTCATTGAGCACATACTCGATTTTTGTAAAGTTATACTCAACTAGCGAATAAAGCTCATTGGGTATTTCAATGCCTTTAGAACGTGCATTATCTAATACGTAGAGAGCCTCATCCTTAGCCATTCTATATTCGAGCCGAATTTGGTTTTGCAATCTCCTTGGCTGGAAGAAATCCCTAACTTCAATTTCATGAGTAATGTTTACAGCGCGCCTCACCGCAAAGTAAATCTCTTCCAAATAAGAAAGAATGGTGACTTCCTTACTTTCTTCTAAATCTTCTCTGTATCTAGCAAATGCTTTTACCAATGAAAATAAAATCTTTCCAACTGTACTTTTACCAGTATCGTTTTCGCCAGTAATTACAGTCAGGCCACCTATTTGAACCTCGGCTTTTTTAATAATACCAAAGTTATCGACTGTTAATTTCATTAATTTACCTATTAAATTTATGTGTAAGCATTAAGATGCTACTTATCATCTGCTCACGACATGTTATTATATCTTTGGTTCAGCCGCCATAGGACCTTGCTAACTTCAAGAAAAGGTTTAGGTTAGTGCATGGTTGCACTGCAGCCATGTTAGTCCTATAGACATGAAACTATTCGGCTTTAAGCTATAGTTTTCACAAGGTGCTCTTGCGATCAATTCGATGGAGAGATCTAGGCCACTTTGTTGCTTGAGCGTCTCCAGACAGCATGCGCGCAATGCTATCCCCGCCACGCCTGCCCGCTTTGTGCATCGCTTTTAATGCAGTTGCATGTACCTCGCAAAACAGCGCCATCACTGGCGCTGCAGGGTGTTACAGTGCTTCAGAAATCAATGCAAATCCATGCACGTTATGCATGCATGGCTCATTTACGGGTTACAGCACCCGAAAAATCGGAGGAAGCAGCGCTTCCATAGCTCAACTGATGTAGATAAATGATGCCTTCACGAAGGGAAACAGGGCGCGGTAACTAGAACATAAAAACAAAATCGTAAGTCCTTCCGAGCCAGAATCCTCCGCCAGCCTCTTTAGGACGCTGAAAAAATACCCAGCCGCCGGAATGGAAGTAATCAAGGTAATCCCCACGGTAAACTATCTGGTAATTAGTGTCTTTTCCGCCCATCTTCTAACGCCTCGCAATGCTCGTTGTTCAACCGAGCCAATGCCAAAATCAAGATTTTGGCATCAGCACGGTTATCAATGCAGCCAGCTGTCATCTTCCCAGACGTTCTGAAGTAGATCATTCAGCCTGCGCCGGTCTTCCTCAACTTTCACACCGGGCATTTCAATTTTGGTGTAGCTACCCTGCCGCACCTGTACCACTGCATCAGGAAACAGCGCAGTTACACGTTTACTCACTTCTTCCCGGAAAGCATCTGCCACCGACTGACTGATTTTCTGATTCTTATCGAGCATGATTTCAATGCGCATATCAACCCCTAGTCGGCAGCGTAAAAGATTTCCTCGCCAGCACCCTGGTGAGTCTCCGAGTTTGCCAATTCGGCAATAATGGTGAGTGCCAGTTTCAGGTCTGACGGCTTACAGTTTGCGATTAACGAAACCTCTGCAATGAACTGTACGCACGCCATTTTTTTATGTATTTGGTTTGATTCCTGAACCGTCATTTCCCCTCCCCCAACTAAACTGTGTATTTATACAGTAGCATAGCACTTATAAGTTGAGAAATGAAAAATATTTGGCTGATTTGTTTTTTATCTCATTGATATGCAACAGTTAAATCTAAGGGTTTTTTTAGAATCACTTGCTCATAAATCGTGGTAATCAGAACGACGGTCACCTGATTTCGTTACGCTAATGCAGGAATTACGGCCTTTTTTTACGGTTTTTTTCTGCTAATCGGTTAAATCGTTCTAATACGAAAGTCTTTTTCGGCTCCAGTTTTGGGCGGGCCAGTTCTCCATTAGGTAAGCTGCGGAAGACTTGACCAGCGATTATCGTCTGCGTGCCGCCAATCAGACGCACGGCCATCCCGCGGCTGATGGTTTCACCGCTTAAATCTCTCACTTGGCCGATAAGGTTGTCGCATGCAGCTTCGATTTTGTCCGACCGCCTCAGTTTCAGATGACGCTTTTCTGGCTTCTGCGCCCTTATCAGGCTTAAAAGCTGACGCCGCTCCTTCCTGCTCATGCCGTCCAGGTCAATTTTTTCGAAACTTTCCGGTGGATTTGAATCCTCAGATCTCAAACCTCCCGTACAGTTATTGACAGAACTCCGAGAGGACGCGGACGCGTCCTTAAATTCAAAACCCAAATCAACGGCACGTTTCGGAACAATCTTCCACTGCATCAGGCGGGTTAAGATCGGCGTATCGTCGCCAACTTCAGTTGCGTAAACACCTTTGATACGCACGGTTTCCTCTCCGTACTCGTTCATGTCTTCGCTTGCCTGATACCAGGTGCGCACAGCCAGCTCATCGCGACGCACAAACGGGCCACCCTGCGCGTTAACGTATCCGGCCCAGTCTCCTGCGTCGGCTGCGTCATGCGCGGCAGCAAACTCAACGCTCAGGCCGTGCGAGGTTTCGCTGTCTGCCATGCGGCGCAGTTCGCGGTAAACCGTGACAGGCGCACCGCCCACAAACTGAAATTGCCGGATATGCCAGCGTGCCGCCCAGGCGGAAACAGCCGAGGCGGTTTCTTTCAGATCTTTGCCGCTCTCGTCGTCTGTCTCGCCATCCAGTGCATAACCATCAATATTTTTGGAAATGTATTTAGCTACGTAACCCGTTGCGCTGCCTTTCTCCGGGTCGATAGCCTCGGCGTGAAAGCGGGCCTTACGGGCCTTGTCGGTTGTCAGCTCGCTGCCGTCTTCCTGCCAGGCGTAATCGCGCACAATCTCGCGCACGCGCTCAGCCTGCTCAGGGCGCATAAACATGAGCATGTGCCAGTGAGGGGTCGCATCATGATGAGGCTCAGCAACGCGGATCCCGAAGATGCGGATTTCTTCGCGGTGCAGCTTGGCGCGGATTTTCTGCCAGACGCTGCAGAGATAACGCTGCGTGTCGGCCGGGCTGGCACCATTCCATTTGCGGTTACGATGCCCGGTTTTGATTGTGGCGTGATAGCGCGCCGGGGCTGTCAGCGTGTAGAACTCACCGATATAGCCCATTTCATTGCAGATGTTTTCGAAGCCACGAATGCGGGTCATCAGCTCGCAGCGGCGGATCGCCGGGTTGGCCACACTGCCGTCATATTTCTCGATCAGGCTGATGCGGTTGCCTTCCTCGTCTTCCAGCTCCATTCCCTTCAGAAATTCACGGGTGCGGCGCTTCTGCTCGCGCCACTCTGAAACGGTCATGCTGCTGGCGTAGGGGGTGTGCTTTTTGCTGACGTTAGCCAGGGCGATTTGAAGATGTTCACGCCATGATGCAGCCACGCGGCGCAGTCGGCCCTTCCACCATTTTTCCGTCTGCATACGCATGATCGCCGGGGTCACTTCCTCCGGGTCAAACAGTCGTGACGTGACTTTATCCCATAATGGCGGCGTCTGGCTCAGCTCACGGGTGATGGTGGCGGCGGTCATATAAACGCGGTGCGTGTATTTGTAATCTGACTCATCGCTGGCCTGCTCGTGTGCCTGTACCAGCTCGGCGAGAATGAAATTAGCAACATCTCCGGCAAGCAAATCGACGTCGGCGCGAGCCATATCTGGCAGGCGGTTAAAGCGGCGCATCAGTTCCCAAAGAGTGCCGCCCGCGCTGGCCGCGCCTGCCTGTTTAGTGGCATTGCCTGCCAGCAGGTTAAACGTGCCGTGACTCATTTCACCGAGGCGATATTGAGCGTTAACGGTTTCAACGCGTGGCAATGTGCGCTCAACGAAAGTTTTCGTTAAGTACGCATTGGCACGATCAATACCCTGTGTTTTTTCCAGCTCACTGACCCGGCGCTTTACATCGATCTGAATCAACGACGGCTGCTTTTCGAGTAGTTCCTGCGCACGCACTAAAGCCGCAATCATCTGACTGCGGCTGTGCATTTCCTCATAGGTGGGGTATGGGCTGGCGATGGCTTCCCGTGGAGCATTCCACGGGTAAGCGTATTCCTGAATCATGCGACAGCCTCGCCGGTCGCCAGAAGAAAGTGAGAAACAAAATCAGCAACAAGCTGGGGAACTATGGCGTTACCATATCCGCGCAAACGTCCCACCCGACGGGAAAGCCCATAAGCTGCCTGGCCATATCCGCGTGGTAGGCTTCTAACGATGCCATCTGCTCCCGTGTTGGGTTCCCATTCAGTCCAAAAGTGTGTAGCCACATCTGACGATAAAGCGTGTCGTTTCGCATTCTTCCGTCCTTCCGAAAGAATGATTTGCTTATGTCGCCCCTGTCCCGAAATGACCGAGCCGTGACTGTTGCCCAAGGCTGCACCGAATAAGATCCGCTCTCTTTTGTGCTTAGCGCCGATGCCTGCAGCAGGAAGTACGGCAAACCCGCTGGTGTAACCTTCCTCCGACAGCTCAATAAGTAAGGCGTCGAGCCAGTAATCTTTCTGTACTGCATTTTTAACCTGCTCACCAAAGACTCTTGCAGGCTTACATTCGCAGATGAGATTGAGAAAGGCTGGAGCCAGGTGACGTGGATCGGCTTTCCCGACACCCAATCCAGCCAGACTAAAAGGCTGGCACGGCGGACTTCCCGTCCACAGCGGGTAAGTGTCTGGCACTCCGGCGAGGCGCAGAGCGAGGCTCCATCCACCAATACCGGCGAAGAAATGACATTGTTTGAATCCGTTAAGGTCGGAAGCGTTAACATCTGTGATGCTCCTGTCATCCACGACGCCTGGCGCTATCAGATTCGCGTCGATAAGGTTGCGCAGCCATTGCACCGCAAAAGGATCAACCTCGTTGTAATAGGCTGTCATTGGTGTGCCCGGACTTCGCAAGAAGTGTCCAGCCCAGATGCCATATCCCAAGCGATCACAACTGGCGTATGTTGCGGTTTGCGTACAGCAATAATTTCTGAAGCGCGCTTACCCTTGCCTGCATCTACCCCAATCGAGCGGGCTACGCTGATGCTGGTGATATCAAAATCGCGAAGAATACTGCGCGTGTAGAGGGTATCGCTGTTTGAAACTACTACCGGGCAACGCTCCGAGGCGTCGAGCAACATGCTGACCAGATTGTGATGATCATCTTTGCCAAAACCTGCAGAGTGATAGTCCGAGAAAGTTCCGTCATACGGCGGATCGCAGTACACCACATCGCCAGCTTTAGTCAGGCGCAGTGTTTCGCGGAAGTCAGCACAGATGAACGTCGCGCGCTGCGCTTTCTTCGCGAATGCTTCTATCTCGGCCAGCGGAAAATAAGGGTCTGCATAGTTACCAAACGGGATATTAAACTCACCGCGCTTGTTATAGCGGCAAAGACCGCGATAGCCATTGCGATTCAGGTATAGGAAATAAGCGGCGCGCTCCAGCAAGGGCAGTGACGGATCATGATTAAATGCTTCACGCACAGCATAATAACTTTCGCCTGTCGTGTTCTGATTAAAGAGGCTGGCCGCCACAACGATAAACGGGCGGGCGTGCTCTTTAATCTGGCGATAGAGGTTGATGAGGTCAGGGTTTATATCCGCAACCAGATAGGCCGGGTAATCGGTGTTCATCATTACTGCGCAGGAGCCGGCAAAAGGCTCGACCAGGCGCGCACCTTCTGACAAGTGCCTCAGCAGCTCCGGCATAACGCGGGACTTGTTGCCCGCCCACTTTAGAATCGTGCTCATAACGCACCGCCTTTTGATGCTTTAGCGCGCAGCTCGGTCATGTCCTGGCAGCCGACACAACGAGTTACACCACGTACCGCGCGGCGGCGCTGCTCCGGGATTGGGGCATCGCAGTCTTCGCAGAATGAAGCCGCCACGCTGACCGGGCGGTTAACCACGCTGGCGATGTTACGCGCCAGCAGTTCGTCGGCGCGCTGCTGCGCCATGTCGATTGAATCAACCATCAATGCAGCTCCTGCGCCTGGTTCTCAAAGCGCTCGGCCTCTTTGTCCAGCAGTTCGATAATTTCTACTGCAGACATTTCTTTTTGGCGGGCATGAATTGCCAGTGCGGCCAGGCGGATTGAAACTGACAGAGCATCATCAGAACGTTGCTCGGTTTTGGCCTTACTCAGCATGGAGCTAAGTGCATCGTCATCAGCTTTAAATTTACGGATCTGGATATTTCGCATGTTGCTTTCTCCTGAATTTGGGCAAAAGAATGCCCGGCGGGTTAACGCCATTTATTTACATCGGGTTATTTAGTTAGAAAGGGTCATTCGCTTTGGAAATAAACTCACGACTGCTTTTAAATGATTCATTGCACAAATAAGCGCCTTTCGTTCATCAGTAGTCAGTTCACTAAAATCAGCGTCGTGCCTGTCTTTACCGATGTTAGCCAGGAAAAGAATTGCGCTCAGCGCGCGCTTATTGCTCTGGTAATTACTGTCTGTCACATCGCGCATTTCAGAGAAAAACCGAGCCATATCTTTTTCACAATTGCCGCCCATCAGCTGCGCGCGAATTAAAGCAACGTGATTCAGCGCCGAAACTCTCTGACCGGCAGTAAGTTCGACCAGCATTGAATCGCCCTCGATAGCCATGATTTACCTCTTTGCTCTTTTACCTGTACCTGCTGGCTTAATACCGGATGCCAGCGCCTGCCGTTCTCGCCCATAATCCAGCCATTGCCGTAGGACATTGACGGACTCTGGCGCTTGAGGTGTGCTGCAAATGAAATCATCGCGCGCCCTCAGCTAATGCCAATCGAAGCACCCAGCCCGCTGATAGCGTCCACGGTTGAGGCTAAGGTTGGGTTTGAGTGAACGCGGGCCTGCACGGTCAGCGCGGCCAGCATCATGCAGCGAATACCGGTGTTTGCGGCCTCCAGAATACTGCGGCGACATGTTGCAGTTATCCTCTCCGGGTTAGCGGCACTAGCGGCCATGCTTCCTACTTCAGCAGTCGCTTTCAGCACGTAGGACTGAAACTTTTCTTTTGCCAGCTCATTAACCGGCACGCATGGCAGGCATTGCAGCTGCGCTAACATCCCATCCATCAGCGTTGCATCTTCGGTCAGGTCGGTAAGTAACAGTACTTCTGGAGCGGTCAGCTGATGCGCCTGATCCGGGTTGAGCTTGTTACGCAAAGTTTGCACTTTCATGCCTGCACGCTGCGCCAGCTCAGCCATGTTGTGCGTAAGTGCGAACTTGCGGCAGGCGTCGTCATAGTGGTTATGGGTGGAAGTCTTAAAATCAAACATGGCCATTCCTTTGCTCAACTTAAATAATTAAGTTATTACGCTGCGATGTAGCGGCAATTTACACCTTGAGCGAGCAAACGCGCGCGAAAGGCAACCATGTTGATGCGAGCGGCTCCACCAATTTTTTTACGGGGCATAACAAGCAGATCACCGTCTTCAACCATCTGTTTCACGGTACGAAGGCTGTAGCCATAAGCCTGCGCGAATTGCTCATAGGTCATCAGATCGGGGCCGCTAGGTATTGTAATTTGATTGGTCATCGGGGATTATCTCCAGTTGGTAGCTTTTGTAGTGCATTGGCGTGCATTTTGGCTTACGGGGTGGATGATATGATCCAAATGAGTGATTGTAAAGTAACCCTAGTGGAATATTTGAGGGAAATATGTCTAACGCTTTAGGTGATGCAAAAGAGATTTTAGAAAGAATCCTTAGTTCTTATGGTGTTAGATCAAGACCTGAGCTTGCTGAACTTTTGCAAATCCCCTTACCAACTATCAATAACTGGGTTGCAAGAAGTAGCTTGCCCGGTGACTACATCATCCAATGCGCTATAGATACTGGCGCGGACTTGAAGTGGCTAATTTCAGGCGAGCTTGAAAATGTAAGATCTAAGGCAGCTCCGCATGGTTTTACAAAAGGTAAGGAATTGCACGAGCAGCTTTTAGCTAATGGCGGAAAGCAAGTGGTTCAAAGGATTCTGCATGCTTACGGGTTTACCATGCAGAAAGAACTTGGAGACTTGTTAGGGATTCCCTCCGGCACAATGAGTGCGTGGGTTCGTCGCGACTATTTCCCTGGCGACGTTGTCATAACCTGTGCGCTGGATACTGGCGTTTCTCTAAGATGGCTTGCTACTGGCATTGGTGAAATGATTGCGCGGAACAATCGTGAACAAATCTCATCCAGTGAAATTGTTACGATTGAAAAATACTCCCTCTTTAACGGTGAGCTAAACAAGACTGGTCTATGGGTATGCGACCCTAGTCTGATAGCAGAAACGGTGAATAACCCAGCGTTAGTGGAAAAGGGGAGCAATAAATGGATTGTAGATTTAGAAGTGAAAGCTATCGGTAATGGATTGTGGTTAATAAATATTGATGGGGTGAATGATGTTTATACAGTATCCCGAATTCCAGGAAACAAGATTAATATTAAAAATTCATCCTATAATTTTGATTGCAAGATAGAAGATGTTGAATGCGTCGGAATGGTCTATCTCACACTGATGGAAAATAACTAGGTTGATATGAAAACTAAAGTTGCCTTCTTAATCTGTTGTTATGCTGTCTTAGCTAATACTGCTTGGGCTGCTCCAGAAATGTTCAAAGACTCAATGGTTATGATGGAAAGTCATAACGATTACCCTCCTGAAAATGGCTCTTACAAAATTCTCAGCAAAAAACCGTTGCACATACAAATTTTGCCTACCATATTCAAAGGCGACGTTGAAAGAAATATTAACTACGAAACAAATAAAGCAGCCGTTTACGCTGCTTATAGAGTGCTATTCCAGACTCCAGCTAATTCGATTAAAGTAACTGTACTGCCTAGAGAGTTAGATCTTCAAACACACAAATACACGCCTAATTCTAAATATGGCTTCACTTTTTCTCTAAGCAGGGAAAAAGCGTTAAAACTCTCAAGCCAATATGCTGGCATCGACAATTCAGACGATTTATTCCAGAACGATGGTTATCAGTGGGCTGACTCATTCCGGGCTTGTTGCTATTCAGATAAAGGAAATCCCGGTTTAGCCGCATTTGTTCAAGAATTGAAAAGCAGCAGGTGATTAGGTGGCAATAAAGAAACTTGTTTCTGGCGAATGGCTTGCCGACTTCTATTTAGATGGACGTGGCAGCCGACGCATTCGCAAGTCTTTTGCAACCAAAGGCGAAGCTGTAGCTTACGAAAGCTACACACGCAGTGAAGCTGAAAACAAACCTTGGATAAAGGAAAAAGAGGATCGCCGTAAGCTGAGCGAGCTTATAAAGCTTTGGGATTCTCTTCACGGGCAATCACTTAAAGCGGTTAAGTCCCGTAAAGCTAAGCTGGATATTGTATGTAAGGGCTTAGGCGATCCGATAGCTTCCCAGCTTACTGCTAAAGATTGGGCTCATTACCGTGACCAGCGTTTGCAGGGGAAAATTTCCAATGGCTATCACGATGATGAATCAAAGTGGAAAGTAAAGCCTATCACGGTTAATAGAGAACAAAACTATCTTGCTGCTGTTTTCAATGAGCTGAAGAGGTTAGGGGAATGGTCATTACCTAACCCACTGGAAGGCGTCAGGACGTTCCGGGAAGATGAAAAGGAAATGTCCTGGCTTACCCTAAAGCAGATCACTGAACTTCTGGATGGTTGCGAACTTTACGGAAAGCCAGATTTAAAGATGATATGCAAAGTTTGCTTAGCCACTGGTGCGCGCTGGACTGAGGCAGAAACATTGACCCGCTCACAGTTATCACCTAACAAACTCTCATTCTTTAAAACTAAAGGTGGGAAAAATCGAACCGTTCCGATCCCGCAGTGGCTTTATGATGAACTGAAGGAACTGCAGGGCAGAATGTTTA